AGAGCAAGAGCGAACGAAGATGGTGACGTTGAGGCTTACTACTACGCAAAGGATTGGGAGGCCGTAAGCAGCAGAAAAGAAACTGCGGTACGCATCCCTGCATTCGGTACGAGTAAGGAAGGTTTAGAGATATTGTACATCAAACCCTACCGAGCAGGATTCTACTACTACTCCCCAGTAGACTATCAAGGTGGCTTACCCTACGCAGAGCTTGAGGAGGAGATTGCCAACTACCACATCAACAACATCCAGAACGGCCTTGCACCCTCTATGCTTATCAACTTCAATAACGGAGTACCAAGCGAAGAAGAACGCAGGAGCATTGAGCAGCAGATTGCCACGAAGTTTAGCGGTAGTTCAAACTCTGGCAAGTTCATCCTTGCGTTCAACGATAACAAAGACCTTGCTGCAACCGTTGACCCTGTGCAACTTTCAGATGCTGCGGAGCAGTACCAATTCTTGAGCCAAGAGGCAACACAGAAGATTATGGTCTCGCATCGTATTGTCAGCCCTATGCTACTTGGCATCAAAGACAATTCGGGACTTGGCAATAACGCAGATGAGCTGAAGACCGCTTCTATGCTTTTGGATAACCTTGTAATCCGTCCAAAGCAGGAGATTATTCTTGACGGCATAGACCAAATCTTGGCCTACAACGACATCAGCCTAAACCTTTATTTCAAGACCCTTCAGCCTTTGGAGTTCACCGAAGACGTAGTAACGCCTATGGATATGGAGACTCGTGAGGAGGAGACAGGCGTGAAGCTATCAAGCCAAGAGCCGACTGATGAGCATTTTGAATCCGTATTCACGGAGTTGGAGCAGTTAGGCGAGGTCATCAACGAAGATGAGTGGGAGCTTGTAGATGAACGCCCCGTTGACTACGATGCAGAATCGGCATTGAGCAAGTACGCTTTTGCATCAACAGGCAGCGCATTCCCCAACGCCAAGAGCAGCCAAGACGGAGTAACGGCAGAAGGCAAGAGATACAAGGTTCGTTATGCTTACGCTCCCGAAACCACCAAGACCAATAGCCGTGAGTTCTGCAAGAAGATGGTATCAGCAGGCAAGGTTTACCGCAAAGAAGACATTGAGCGTATGGATGGTCAAGCCGTCAACGCAGGATTCGGGATAGCAGGAGCAGCAACCTATTCAATATGGCTCTACAAGGGGGGCGCAAGATGCCATCACTTTTGGATGCGTAAGACGTATTTAGCAAAAGGCGAAGGCGTTACTCCCGATGTAGGCAACCCGAATGCAGAGGTGAGTGTAAACAAGGCAAAGGCAGAGGGCGTATCACTTGAGACAAATCCTGCAAACGTAGCGAAGCGCCCTGTTGATATGCCCAATGAAGGATTTTTAAACCCACGATAAGAGATGGCAACGGCATTATGGATTAAACGAGAGGACTTGGTTCGCAACACCGCGATTGGCGGTAACGTGGACACGGACAAGTTTATTCAGTTCATCAAGATAGCACAGGAGATACACATCCAAAACTACACAGGCACGAAGTTGTATGATAAAATCAGCAACGACATCATCGCAAACACTTTGGCGAATCCTTACTTGGCTCTTGTAAACGACTACCTTCAGCCGATGTTGATTCACTACGCTATGGTGGAGTACTTGCCTTTTGCTGCGTACACCATCGGAAATGGTGGGGTATTCAAGCACAACTCCGAGAATAGCACCACCGCAGAAAAGATTGAGGTTGACTATTTGGTAGGCAAGGCACGGGACTTGGCGCAGTACTACACCGATAGGTTCATCACTTATATGAGCTACAACCAAGCAACATTCCCCGAATACAATAGCAACAACAACGCTGACGTTTACCCCGATACTGACTCTAACTTTTCATCTTGGGTACTTTAGATATGAAGAAACAGACCTACACACCGAAGCGTAGCAACATTGTGAAGTTAAAGAGTTATTTAGACAATGGGAGTACAAGGCGATTGGGGACAAGGAGCAGCAAACAATGACATCTTTTGGGGTCAAGCTGCTGCAACGAATAGTATCTCTTGGGGTATGGTTCAGCCATTGTCTTATGGACATCCTACGACTAACCTCTTTGGAGGGTCGGGACAAACTGCTTGGCAGTTGATAGAAGAAATTTGGAATACTTGGTCAACAACTTGGAATTAATATGGGAACAACATTAACGGGGACAACCCCACAGGACACATACGATAGCCTTATTAAGGTTACGGACAACGGGCCGTTAAGCGGTACGGCTAAATACTTATCTGATGGCTTGGGTAATGATTCAATTCTTGCTCTCTCTACGGCACGTGTAGGTCTTGGCACGGCAACGCCTGATGCAATGCTTACGCTTAACGGAACTACTCCTTATATTCGCATTGAGCGCACGGGGGTTCCTACTTGGCAGATTCAAAACAATACTCTTGTTGCTGATGCGGGTTTTTCAATCAACAATTTAACGAATGCAGGCACTCCGTTCTTTATCAACGGAACTACAAACAACGTAGGAATCGGCACGGCTGCGCCTTCTTCAAAGTTGCACGTTTTTGGTTCTCAAGCAGGCGCATCGCCTACTGCTTTGCTTCGTGTTGGCAATAGCGGTGCGGGTTATATGGCTCGTATCATTTTAACGGATGAAACTACCGCAGACGGGAATATCGTTTTTCAAGGTAGTGCAGTAGGTTCATCGTCTCAATATATTGGATTAGGTATTGCAGCAATTGATACCATAAAAATTACGGGTGATAGTTATTTGCGTATGGCAAGCGGCACAGGCGGCATCCAATTCAACGGGGACACCGCAGCAGCCAACGCCCTTGATGACTACGAAGAAGGCACTTTTACTCCGACTATTGCAGGAAGCACCACCGCAGGAACTGCTACCTATACAACACAAGTGGCAAGATACACTAAAATTGGAAGACAAGTTTCTTGTCAAATTGATTTAGGATATAATAGCGGAACGGGAACGGGAAATTTAACAATAGCGGGATTGCCTTTTACTGATGCAGGTCTTAATAATCCCGCAGTAACTATTGGTTATTTAGAAAACATCACGCTGACCGCAAATAACTATGCTTTGGCTTACATTGCAAGCGGAACTACAAGAATTGACTTTGTACAAATACCCACAGGTGGAGGCGCATTGACATCTGTTGCCTACGATGGCGAAGGCCGAATTATCTTAAACGTAACTTATACCGCTTAATAAATAAACAAAATGATTGAAGAAGTAATCTACATCAGCGAATTCAACGTCAAACTTGACGGAACTATCGCAGTCCGCAAAACCACAGACGTTACCAAAGACGGAGCCGTAATCGCTTCATCTTATTGGCGCACGGTGCTTCAGGTAAACGACCCTGCTGCCGATGAGGTATTGGGAGTTGATGGCTACTACCGCACCCTTGCCAACGATGCTTGGGCGATGATTCCTGCACCCGTTGCAGAAGTTGTAGCAGAAGGCGAAGAAGCGTAAATTAGCAGGGAATTAAAACCCCCTACTGATGGAACACCTACAACAACGACTTGATGCATTAAAGCAGCAAGAGGCGAATCTACTAATGCAATTAGACGAGGTTCGTGTCTTGGTATCTGCATACGAGAACACCCTAAAAGAAAATGACAAAGGAGTCGGCTGATAGCGTTGTAACGTCTTGGTCTTTGACAGGCACAGGGCTGCTTGTGAGCTACGTTCACCAAGCCTTCGGGCTTTTGGTGTTAGTTGCCTCATTGGGCTACACGCTATGGAAGTGGCGCAGGGACTATCTCAAGGACAAAGGTGCTAATTGAGCGCATCTTCGGCAACCCCAAGACCACGCTTTTAGGGCTGCTAATTATCGCACTATGCTTCGTGCTTGTCTTCTATGAGAAGGCATCGCTCACAGAGGTGAGTGCTTTTATGATGGGTGCATTCGCATTACTATTTCTTAAAGACCCTAAAGATGGCGAAGCAACAGGCGGTAAGCCGACACATAAGTAAGAGCAAGAAGCGAGGATTGCACTCCAAGAGTGCATCTGCTAATAAGGCAAGTAAAAACTACAAGAAGCCTTACAAATCACAGGGTCGCTCGTAACAAATCTGCTATGTTTTTTGTCACAGTTCGGAGATTGTCCGAGTTATACTCCGCCAAATGTCAGTGAATAAACCCGATTTGGCAGAATATACGTGAACCCTTTAATGTGCATTATAATGCTCTATACCTGTTAACGTACGTTTTAATGTACATTATGACTACAAATTGTGCAATAAAAGGCACATTACTTATAATTGGTTTATACAAGCTCCGAGACTTATACCTCAAGTATGAATACAGGACAGAAACTAAACTGAATGAATTTTGCACAAAACTCAAGCACTATGCAAAAAGTGAATAATCCAAACCAATCAGCATCCGCTTCTACACAAAATCCAAACCCAAAGTGTAAACTCAAATGCGCATAATGTGTAAAATGTCCAACTTTTGATATTAAAAACGTGACAAAGAACTTCACCCTCCAAGAACTGACTGCTACAAAAACAGGGCTTCCTAACGCTTTACCCAAGCACTTGGAACCCAACCTCCGTGCGCTTGCAGAAAACGTCTTACAACCCACGAGAGACGCATTAGGTGCGGTGAAAGTAACGAGTGCATACCGCAGCCCTGCGGTGAATAGCAAAGTAGGGGGAGCAAAGACCTCGCAGCACGTTCAAGCGCAGGCCGCTGACCTCAAGTTTGATGGTGGCAACGATGTTTTATTTCATTGGATTAAGGACAATTTAGACTTTGACCAACTCATTTGGGAATTTGGCTCTGATACTGCGCCATCGTGGGTTCACGTTAGTTACTCAAGTACCAAGAACCGAAAACAAATCCTAAAAGCAGTCAAACACAATGGCAAAACTAAATACCTCCTCTTTTGATGAATGGCTTAACAAACTTGAGGATGCCCCTCAACCGACTTGCAATGTGGACAATCCTACTGACTGCGACTCTTGCGGTAGTTAGCAGTTGCGCTTCTGTGAAACCCGTCCTTCAGAGTGTAATTGTAAGGGACACGGTTATTGTCACGCAGACAAAGTACCTAACCGACACGTTGGAACTCTACAAGGACACGACAATCTACCAAGACAAGGTAAGGCTGCAGCTTCAGTACATAGACCGAAAGGTGTACGTTGAGGCAACTTGCTTGCCCGATACCATCCGGGTAACGCAGACCAAGATTCTAACGAAGGAGCGCAAGCAGAGGGGATGGACTCTTGAGGGAGGAGCAGTTTTGCTTATGCTTATTTTAGTGGGTGGCTACATCGTTAAGCGTTGGATAGACAGACTGACGTAGTAATTATACCCTTTAAGATACATTAGGGGCGTTTTAAGCGACTTTATACGCTAAAGGGTATAGTTCTATACCTTGAGGTATTTGGATGCGTTAGAACGCAACTTCCTTTCTTTTTCTTTGTTTAGTTTCTTTTTCTTTAAGTTGTTTGGTTAAGTTAAGAGTTGACTAACTATCAACTTAAGTTAAGTTATAAGTTGATTAATTAGTTAAGTTAAGTAAGTTAACTATTCAACTTTGATAAAAAACAAAATAAAAATGAGATACGCAAGTCCTCTTGCAAATTTGTAATGATTCTAAATAATGAATGACCACATCTACATTTATTGGGATGACGTACCTTTGACCAATGACACCAAAGTACTACATCGGCAAGACGTTGAAGATAGAGGCGAAGGATGTTGTGATGGACTTCCAACCCGATAATTACAATCTGGGAACGGCTCTCACCTACCTAATGAGAGCAGGCAAGAAACCTCACAACCCTATCTGCGATGACATCCGCAAGGCTATCGCTCACCTAAATTTTGAACTTGAACGACAGGATGAACAACGAGCAACAAGCGAAGGAAGCCAAACAACAACAACAAAGTATGCAGTACTATACTAACCCTGCCAAACGCAGGAAGATAGACTTCATCCTTGAGGAATGCGCTACGCTGATGGCTAACTGCGAGTCCGATTACAACTCACGCCAACAGGCGAAATACAAAGAACAAGAACTACTCGGTGAGATTGCCAAGATAGACCTGCACTTCGCCATCCAATGCGGCTATCTGATACCCGACAACTGACCTACAAGGTCGTAGTAGGCAAAGTTCCAAGCCTCAATGCTTTCTACGCATCCAAGCATTGGACAGTCCGTGCAAAGGCAAAGACCAAACATTGCGATGAGGTGATGCTGCAACTGGCAGAGTATGACCTTCAGCAAATCACAGACGTACAAATCCTCTGCCGAGTGAACTACCGGTACGACATTGACAATGCAATTATGGCGGTGAAGTTTGCTCTGGATGCTTTTAAGACTTGGGGTGGGGTGAAGGATGACTCCCGTAAATATGTGCATTCCCTAAATCTTGTCCACGATACAACAATTCCAAAAGACACGGCAGAAATTACGTTCACGGGTTTGTTGGTAACAGAATAAGTTGTATATTTGCATAACTTAAAACCAATCAGTTATGACACTATCATTTTCTCAAGACGTTTACACCGAAATGGTGAGTGTGCAACAAGCACAAATCCAAGCACTTCAAAACAAGATACAAGAGCTTGAAGCTCGTATTGAGGTTTTGCAGCAGCAATCAATTCTATTTATCTAAAACCAATCTATTATGTCAAAAATTATTTCTATCACCCCAACGGGGCAATGGCAAGACCTCTTTAAGTTAGAGGTACGCTTTGACAATGGCGACTTCGGTACTGCCTTTGCCAAATCACAGACCCCTCCCTACAATGTAGGGGATGAAGTGGAGTACACCAAGAACGAGAAAGGCACGGTGAAAATCCAACGCCCGAATCCCTATGGTGCATCTACCGGTTCAAGCTACACACCATCTGCCCCTAAAGGCAACGATGAGCGTTCCGCTTCTATCATCCGACAGGTTGCTTTGAAGGCTGCGGTGGAGTACGCTTGTGCTGCGCAACACGATGTGAACACCATCCTTGCTAACGCAGAGACCTTTAACGCTTGGATGACAGGTGCGAGCGCAGCTCCTGCATCACATACCGAGCATTTCGCAAATCGCAACGACCCTTTCTGATTGGTTTTATATTAGGCCGTTGCGTGAAGCCCCTCTACGGAGGGGTTTTTTTATGTCGATTATTTTTATATATTTGTACACCAATCAGAATTAATGATACATCCAGACCTACTACCTAACGAATCTTCGTTACCATACCTCCAGAGAGCCTTAAAGGGCAAGTACTACGACACAGGCAAGCTCGGTGTTTATGAGATAGACCAATACCTGCGGCTAAAAGACGGTGAGTTCGTGGTAGTGGTAGGCCACGCCAACGTGGGCAAGACCCACACGCTCCTTTATCTGATGTTGCTTCAGTCGTACAACTTCGGCAAGAAGTGGCTTATCTACTCCGCAGAGAACGAAGTGCCAAGCCTTAAGCGCAAGCTGATTGAGTTCTTGGTCTGCAAACCGATACAAGGGATTGATGAGGGGATGATGTTCCGCAAGCTTGATTTTATCAACGAGTACTTCCAATTCATAGACGGCAACAGGCTATTCACCGCATTCGAACTTCTTGAGGTGATGAGTTCTATCAAGAACGAGTGGAACTACACCGGTGCTTTGATAGACCCCTACAACTCATTAAGCACAGACCAAAAGAAATTAGGCAAGACAGGGATGCACGAATACCACTACGAGGTAGCCTCTGCCCTTCGGGTCTTTGCCCATCAGAACAACGTCACCACCATAGTCAACGCACACCCAGTTACTGAAGCGATGCGCAAAGTGTTTTTTAAGGGACACCAATACGAAGGGATGCCAATGCCACCAAATGCGGCAGATGTTGAAGGTGGCGGCAAGTGGAGTTCCCGCAGCGACTGTTTTGTTGTGATACACCGTTTTGCAGCCCACGAAACCGATTGGATATACACGCACATCCACGTTCGTAAGGTCAAGGAGATGGAGTCTGGAGGGCGCATCACGCCCCTTGAAACTCCGCTTGTTTTACAGAGCGTGTTAGGTAATGTTGGGTTCGTGATAAACGGGCGTAACTTGCTGCCAATTAAAACTGATGAAACACCACAGAGCGATGTACCCTTCTGATGACTCACACGACCTATACATTAGGGAGAAGCAGTTGATGCTTGCAGGGACTGCGATGTGGTTGGCGAAGCAAGCAGCAGACAAAGCAAACGGCAGGGAAGTACAGGATGACCTGCTCCACCACGTTATGAGCTGCCATTACGCAGACCTACTTTTGCAGCAGTTCATTGACTACCGACAATTCACCGAAGGCAAGATGAACGAGATGTACTTGGCTAACTCAAAGCTGCGAGTTGATGCGGAGCAAATGATATACGAGATACAACGCCTGCAAGGTATAATAGAGGACTCGCTATGAAGCAAATCCTATCACCCTTCCAGAAGTACGAATGCTTTGAAGTAGACGGAGTAGACTACCTTGTGGTGGACTACACCATTGTGCAAGACAAAGATGACAATTTAGTGGAATGGGCAAGTGAGATGAAGTTCAAAAGACTCAAAGACCACAAGCACTACACTATGCCAATTTCTAAAGTAATAACCAATCATAAAGAGGGCAGAGCAAAACGCTGCAAATGCAAATGAGACCATTTGAAATACGTCAACTAAAAGTATCTAAAGAGCAATACTTCGCCCGTCTGGGCTTTTCTGATAACGGAGGCCGAGCGCACAAGGAATCCACCGCAAGAGCAGCATTCGTATCAGCATTCAGAAACCACGCTACGCTCCACGAATTAGGGGAGGCCATAGATAAAGACCATAGCTCGGTAGCCTATGCCGTAAGGATGCACAAGGACAGGCTTATGTATGGGGACTATCAGCACTACTACAAGGTTGCCTGCTGTGTTCTTGAGGAGAACCCGATGGCTTGCATTGACAAGCCCGACTTTCAATCTTTGCAGGTTGAACTAAATAAACTAAACGAAGTCGTTGCGGAGTTATCTAAATACAAGGAATTGTATCTAACTCTAAAACGCACCTTTGATGAATTTTGAAGTAAACATTTGGCCTCTTACAGGATTATTGCTTGGCGTAAACTACGCCTCCACGACTGACCAAGATGGCGAGGACTTACAACACGAACTGCAATTTGCTTTGTTTGTAATTATTTTTGAGATTAGTTGGAACTCCTCGCAGTATTAGCAAAGCGACAGACGGATTGGATTCGGATGTGCAAGTCTTTCGGGGCAAGTGATGACCTTGCCCAAGAGCTTGTGCAGGAGATGTACGTTAGGTTGTACAAATACGTTGATGACGCGGAGAAAATAATGTACTCCGAGACGGAGGTGAATACCTTTTTTGTTTACGTCACCCTGCGCAATATGTACGCTACCCTGATGCGCACAAGGTCAAGGTTTGAGTTCGTTGACGTGGACATCCTTGAGGACTTTATCTATGAAGATGCCAACGAAGATGCAGAGGTTCAGCTAATCCAACTCTATGATAAGGTATGGAGTACCCAGACGGACTGGCATTGGTACGATAAAAAGATATTTGCACTATACCACAACACCGATATGTCAATCCGTACTTTAGCGGATGAGACCAAGATTTCAGCACGTTCAATTTTCAACACACTAAAAAATGCAAGAGAGCGAATCCAAGAAGATTGCCAAGACACCTACGAAGCGTACAAAGAAGCCAAGCGGCTTGGGTGATACCATTGAGCAAATCACAACTGCCACAGGCATCAAGGCTGCGGTAGATTGGTTCAGCGAAGCCACAGGCGTGGACTGCGGATGCGATGCCCGTAAGGAGAAACTAAACAAACTATTTCGTTACCGGAAGCCAGAGTGCTTGACCAAAGAGGAGTATGAGTTTGTTGGCAAGATGCGAGGCAGAAACACCGTCACCGCCATTGAGCAGACGGAGGTCAATAGAATCTACAACCGAGTCTTTAAGGATTCGGTAAAGCCAACCAACTGCGGCTCTTGCTTGAGAGGCAGGGTGCAGGAGCTTGAGACCCTATACAACGCTTACTGATGAGCGAGCAGGAGTTGTTTGATTATCTCCAAAAAAATCATATACCAGATTTAGAGATGAGTGATGAGCCTATGTCGCATTGGGATTGTTACTCTGCAAAATATAAATATGACATAGAGCTAAAATGCCGCAGAACGCACTACGATGATTTGCTAATTGAGAAGATGAAGTATGATAATCTAATAAGTCGCGCCACTAAATACGGTACAACCCCGATATACATCAACTCCACACCGGTTGGAATTTATGTTTTTAATTTGTCTGCAATGCAAATAGATTGGCAGACCAAAAAAATGCCTGCAACAACTGACTTTGCAAGAAAAGAGAAGGTAGATAAGGTTGTTGGTTTCTTAAATTTAACAAAAGCAAAAATGATATATGCCAATTCCTAAAGTACAAAGCGGTGAGAAGCAATCCGAATACATCCAACGCTGCTTGGAGGCTATCGGAAGCGAGTACCAAGACAAAGACCAAGCAGTAGCAGTTTGCTACACGCAATTCAGAGAGGGCAAGTAGTCCTCTTTTTTTTGTTGGGTTGTTGGTAATTAAATAATTTGTTATATATTTGGCAAACATTTAATACCAATCAGAATGAAACTACTACTTAAAAACATCACTTACTTCTGCGCTCTTGCGCTGACGTTTTGGGCATACCTATGGGCTCTTGAACTTCTTGGGATATGATATTCACATACAACGACCTAAAGTTTTGGCTTGAAGATGCCGACCTGCTACCGCAGTCTTATTGGGATGCCCTTGAAGACTACGACCCCGACAATAAGAACTCCGATGAAATCCTTGCCAAGTTTCTTGGCTACGTTCACGTTGCTGACTTCTACAACTACGAGATGGACATCACCTACGTTGAGGAGACCTACAACGAGGATGGCTACACCAACACCGTAGCATACCCCACGACATCCATTTATGGAGACGCACCAAAGCTTGCCGATGACATCTACACCAAGTGGCTTAATTGGGCAACAACCGTAGCATCCGAAGAATAATTAAAACCAATCAAATGAAATACGAAACTATCTCCCAACTGCTCCGACAACTAAAGTCGGCAGACATATCCGAATCAATCCTCAAAGACATAGAACTCATTGAGAAAGTCACCTTGCGTATGGCCTACCACGATGCCTTGCTTCGTGTACCTTTTGAAGAATGGTACGAAGCAACATTTAAGAAATGAACTTAATCGTTCAGCCCGTATCAAAGGATGAGTGTAAGGAGTGGATTCTAAAGAAGCACTATCTCAAAAGAATGACCTCTTTTACTTACTCCTTCGGGTTGTTTGATTCGGACATCTTGGTCGGTGTATGCACCTTTGGTAATGCCGTACCGCTTACAATGAAGAAGTCTGTTTTTGGTGATGACTATATGGATTTAGTTTACGAACTAAACAGATTAATCACAAATGATGACCTTCCAAAAAACTCAAGGTCGTTCTTTGTTTCTCAATGTCTGAAGCACCTGCCAAAGCCCACGATTGTTGTGAGCTATGCTGACAGAGCATTTGGTCACACAGGTTACATCTACCAAGCATCAAACTTTATTTACACAGGATTGAGTCACACACAACTTGATTGGAAGGTGAAAGGGATGGAGCATCTTCATAGTCGTACTCTGATGGATGAGTTTGCATTTCAAAAAGACCGCATCTCAAAACTCAAGGAAAAGTATGGAGACCTACTATATCAAGAGAGGCGAGAACCTAAACACCGATATGTTTATGTCTGTGCAGCGGGCAAGATGCGAAGCAAGATTATGAAGTCGGCTTTATTTGAGGCCAAGCCATACCCAAAAGAAACCAACAACCGATACGATACCTCTTTTCAACCAACAATTCAGATGAAATTGCTTTAATAAAATTTATATATAAAAATTTGTTTACCTTTATTTAATTAACAAAACCAATCAAAATGAAAATCATAGAACTACTTGACGGCAGCACTTGGGATATGGAGACAGTCCTTGAGAAGATGCACGATGATGACTTTTACTACGGGGTACTCGGCAAGAACGCCCTGTCCTCCTCTGCTTGCAAGCTGCTGCTTACATCACCCAAGACGTATCACTACGTTACAAAATACGGAAGCGAGGACTCCGATGCTTTTGCAGTAGGCAGGCTTGTTCACCTTATGACTTTAGAGCCGCACAAAGTAGCGGACTACGAGGTGATTGAGGTGCAGAGCAAGAACGCAAAGGCTTGGCAGGATGCAAAGGGCAAGCGTAACCTTTGCACCCGTAAAGAATACAACGAGGCGCAACGTATCTCTGATGCGCTCCTGCGCAACGAGAACGTACTGGGTCTTATCACCGGTTGCGAGTTTGAAGTGCCAAAAATTGGTATGATTGGAGGCTTGCCATTTAGGGCGAAGGCTGACATCTATGCTGATGGTTTTCTCGCAGACATCAAAAGTACTCAAGATTTGCGCGCCTTCCCTTTTTCAGCTCGCAAATATGGTTATGATGTACAAGCGTTCATCTACACCCGACTCTTTGGCGTACCGATAGACAAGTTCTTTTTTATCGCTATTGACAAAGGAAGTCTGGACATAGGCATCTACTCGGTTAGCCCCGAATTTGTGGCAGAGGGAGAGCGCAAGACTATGGAGGCAATAGAGATGTACAAGCAGTTCTTTATACTGGGTGAGGACTTGGACTCATACACCATAGTAGGCACGTTATGACCGACATCACCAAATGCACAGGCGAGGGCTGCGCCCTTAAAGAAACGTGCTACCGCTTCACCGCAAGCACAGGAATGTATCAATCGTTCTTTTTTGAAGTACCAATTCGGAACGGCAAGTGTGAATACTATTGGAATACTAACCTTTAACACCATATCGTTGAACCCAACAAAATGGTCTAACCTTTAACATCATATCGTTGAACCCAACAAAATGATACGAAACCTTTAACACCAAAGAGAAATGAAAATAGAATTAGACAAACAAGACATCATCAAAGAGATTGATGAGAACTACAGAAATGATGTTGATTTGATTTTTGATA